GTTTGTTTGCGTTATAAGTTAAAACGAATAAATCTAAAATAGTAGGAAGTTCACCAGGTTGATATTCACCAATTTTAGCAGGCATTGCATACGCCTTTGCTATTACTCCTAAATTAGAAGGCATTGATAAAGATCTAATTAAATAGTCTTCTTTAGTTACAGTACGTAGTTGATTTTGGAAGTTACCAACAGCATTTAATCTTAATTCTTCTACAGTGTCACCATCTTGACCACCATCAGCTGCTAGTGGGTTGTTTGATGAAACAGAGGCAAATATTTGATTTGCTAAAGTTGTATTAGATAAATTAGGATTAATAAACTTAAAATTAGTATCATCTAATACTGTTAGAGTACCAGCTTCTACATTTGATGATACACCCCCACCTGTTAAATATCTAACAGTTAATGTTGTGTTATAAGGTGCTATACCGTAAGTATTTGTAAATATAAAGTTAAGAGGGGAAAATGCTGTTGTTAATTGGTCCCTTTCAAATGATAAACCTAAACCTACATTATCCGGGTTAGGAACTATCATCTCATCATTGCTAGTTGTTGCACCTGCCCCAAATTGAAATTCTAATGATCCCGAGTTGATAAATCTAGTTACAAATCTTCTTTGAACTTGTTTTAGTTGGAGTAAATATGGAGCATCTTCTTCTAAATTATACGTTGGGTCACTAGCATTTGTGTTTCTAATGGTATCATATACGTTTTCTTGCGCCATATTTGGGACTTCATACCAGGTATTACCATCAGTATCTACTACGTCTAATACGCCTATAATGTTAGTAGCAGTTAATGTTCTCGTATCAAATCTTTTTGATGCTGTAAATGTAAATTGTTGGGATTTTATAGTAGCTGAAATTGCTTTTCTTGTTTTCTTTAAAAGATAATATGTGGGGTTAATACCTGATATTTGATATACAGATACTGTAGTAGGATCTAATGAGCCTGAAGCTGAAAAGTCAATTACATCTTCAATAATAAAGTTTTGAGAACTATTTAAATTTGAAGTAATAGTAGTATTTTCTGGTATTATCATTGCATAATCAAAATCAGGAACATACTCTCCCCCTTCTAACTTTGCAGGTAATTGTTGGTAAAAGTCAATTTCTACAGTTGCGGCTGTTGTTACTTTAGGTTTATAACCTAAAAGGTAAGCCATTTGGTAAAGATTTTCTTGTTGTCTAGCCTTTTGAATAAAGGTTTCTTGAATTTGATTATCTAGATAAAAGGATAAAACATCTCCAACATAAGATGCCATTTCCATAAACAGCATACCTGTAGAGGTATCTGTAAAATCATTATAAGTATCTGGGAAGTATGTTTTAGAATAGTTTACTAGAGCATTTCTAAAACTATTAAAATCCTTATCAATATATCTTATGTCTCTTTTTAAATCAGCCATTATTGTAGTAATATTTGTATATCATCAGTTATCCCGAAGTTAAGTATGTTGTATGTTAATGTAAAATTAATAGTATTACTATCGGGGGTATTATCAAACCTAATTTCTTCTACAATAACTTGGGGGAAGTAGTTTTTAATATCATTTTGAATTCGTTCTTGTAATTCATCTGTTGTTACATCTATAATATTTTCAAATACCAAATTTCTTAAATCCGCACCAAATGTGGGATTGAATACTCTCTCTCCCCTATTCGTTAATAAATAGTTAATTAAATTAGCTTTTGTTTGTTCTCTTGTAGTATATGTAGGCACGAAAACAGCAGGCCCATTTAAGGGAAAACCAAACCCAACTGCCTTTCTCGCAACTGAATCTATTGGTGATCTATTTTCTATTATTCTAGCCATTTTTTACTTTTTACCCATTATATTCATTATTTGACTCATATCAACTTCTCCTGATGGTAAGTCACCTCCAGGTACTCCTCCTTGGGGGTTGAATTTTTGTGGAACTTGGTTAGTTGTAAAACTATTACTCATCCCACTTAAAATGTTTTGATATTCTTCTCTTTGTTGAGAAGAGGTCATAGTTGGTTGTTGGGTTTGAGTTGCTTCCATAACGGGTGAAGGAGCAGCTAGACCACCAACTTTAGGAGCACGAACAGCTTCTAGAAGAATTTCTTTTATTTCTTCTTGAATTGCTTCTTTTACGGCTTCCTTAATTAGTTTTTTTAGTTCTGTTGACTTCATTTTTTATTATAAATATTAAATTAAACAATTTTTTCATTAAAGATTATAGAAGGTTATTGCTCGTACCACAAATATAATAACTGATTCCAAGTATAAAACTCATCTTGACCCTGCCCCTGAATTGGGAGCCTTCTAGTTTCACCATTATATGCTCCAGCTATTCCAAAAGGTTGAAGATTTTGTTGGATAGTAGTAAACAACCATCTATCTGTACCTTGGTTATATTTGTAAGGGGAGGATTCGAAAAATCTAATTTCATTATTAATAGAACCTGGAGATGTGAATGGGGTATAAGGATTTGAATTACCCCCACCACTACTGCCACTTCCGGTTGAACCTGATGGTGGTGGGATTATTGGTGTTATTGGACCTATACCTCCTAAAGCGGTTTGAAGAGATTGAAATACGGGAGTAATATTTGGTCTTAACCACCTTTCCCCTTGATCAATTCTAAACTTTAACTCATTAATTAATACCTTTACAGAAGTACTATATGAATAAGCTCCACCTTCAATATTAGAGAGAAATCTTTGGGGAAATTCAAGTCTTATAGTTGGGGGAGGTGCCAAGGGTAGATTATATCTTGTTATTTCAGCTGGAGTTGCTGGTCGTATTTCTACAGATTGGGGACGTTCACCTAATATTCTTCTTTGAGGAAATGAAAAATTATTATCACTATTATATTGTATTTGGAATATAAATCTTTTATATATAAATTTCCATTCGGCGTTAGGGGCTAAACGTTTTATTAGTAACTCTTCCTCTTCATTATTTAATTCTAAATTTGAAAAGTCTCCAGATGATGCGGCCGCATTTCCAATTTCATTAATTAATTCATTTTTTTCTTGCTGATTTAAACCTGTGGCTAATTCTTCAATACATTTATTAATTACTAAATCTAACTGACCCAGTTTAGTTAAAATATTCTGAACAGATGTCTGTATTACTTTAGCAGCTACAGGAATTACTTTAACACTTCCTCTAGCCCCATCTAATAATTTACCTAATTGATCTAAAGAATCTGATAATATTGTTAATACCTTTATAGGTATACCTATTCCCCCTCCTGGAGGGATAATTGCCGTTGGTACCGGAATTGTTTTAATAACTTTAACAGCAGCACTAATAGAACCTATTAAATCATTTGTTACTTCTCCTGTTGTTTGTAATGTGTTTATACTATCAGTTAAATTAGTTAATGCTGATTGTATTTGGTTTTTTTGTTTTACTAAGCGTAAAAGTTCAGGTTTTGGGGGGCAGGAATCTTTAAATTTGTCAATAAGATCATCTACAGCAATATCAAACTTAGAAGTATTTTTTACTACTTTAGTTATTGTTTTTATTACTATTTTAGATAGGAAACCGCTCATTATTTAGTTTTACTTACTTTGGATTTATACTGTTGAATCTTATTAAGCATATTTTGCGCTTTTATCTGAGTATCTGTAGCGGGTCCTGGTATACTAGCATTTGGTACAAAAGGAATAGGTGTACCAATAGGACTAGCTAAAGCAGAAGATAATTTTATTAAAGATAATAAAAGTTTCTGTAAATCTCCTAAAAATTTATCTCCCAATATTACAGGCTCAGTTGCATTTTTATCTCCTAAATATATTTCCTTTGAATTAAATATTGATTTAGGTGCATCTACATTCAAACTATTTACAGCATTTAAATTAATAGTATCAGCGGATGATAATAAAATAGAATCTGTTTTTGAATTAAATAATAAACGCCCAGAATTTAAAATAATTTGTTCTCCTATAAATGTATTTGGAGAATCAGGGGCAGATGAGTATGATTTATAATCTTTACTTGATACTGTAATTGGGATTTTTTGTGTTGATGTTAAATAAATGCTAGAGGCATCTGTATTAATATCTTCTACTTGGGGGATCCATGGATCTGTACTTTCCTCATGTTGGCCATTTTTTAATATAGTAATAGGATCTCCATCTTCCCCTGATTCAGACCAGGGATTTGGAATTTGGGCTTGATTTAAAGTTGAACTAAATCTAAGAGATTGACCCCATCTACCCTGATATATTAAATCTCCGGAGTATGGTTGTAGGTTTCTTATGCTTAATTTTTCTTGAAAATCTTTACCTAAATCAATTTCAGTACCTCCATCTGTAACTCTTCTTACAGAACCTGCAGAGGTTTGTTCATAGTCTTGGGTTTGAGATTCAGGAGTTGAAGATCCATTAATCGGGTCGGGTATTGCATTATGGTGGGTGCTATTCCAAATATTAATAGCTTGGAAATAATAATATACAATAGCATTAACATCAGATTGGACATTGCTGTTAGGCATAGCCATAATATAAACTAATTCGTTTTTTAGAGGAATATTAGAGTTATTAGGGAATAGAGGACGGGCAAAATTATCTGATACGAATTGGGGGTTTGGGTTGGGTTGATTCAACCTATCAAAGAAAACACACCCAATAGAACTCCATTCCCCAAAATCTTTAAATGCTTGGGGTTGTTCTTTATCATCAACCATAGCAAATCTAACTCTTGCTGAGAAAATATTTGCTCTTTGAGATGATGCGGGTGTTATGGGGTTAAGTGAGGCTAACCCTGTAGGTGTTTTTACCATTTTTACTCCTTATTTATTTGGAGTTTATCCATTTCAGCTAAAAGTTGATTTTTTTCATCATCTGTTATACCAAATCCACCTTCCTCATCAACACGTGATAATGCTCTTTGGACTATAGTTGCCATTTTAATAAGTTGTTCATCATTTTTAACTCCAATCTCCATATATTCTTTAATGAGTGGTACAATGAGAGTAGCATCTCCTATTTCTTGAACCAAAGGTTTTAGCTCTGAAATAAGGGCTACAACTTGTGCGTCTCTCCTTTTTTGATTGTTGTAAATTTCTTCTAATATATCAGAAAACGTTTTACCACCAAAAATTGTTGAATCTAACTGTCCCATATTTTTTAGTTATAAATATATATAGGGAGAATTATTTAGAGGGAAAGTAACCGTGTTCTAAATAAAATAAATACTTTTCTTTAAAGATAGCATATAATTTATTAGCAATTTTGGTGATTTTAGGGGTTTTTACATCAACCATTTCACGAATGTAAATATAAAGTGCTTTTTTATTAAATACATCTATGTGATCTCTTTTTCTAAATAATTCTAAAATAGCATCTGCAATGGCAGCATCGTTACCTTTTGGAAAGAATTCATAAATACGGTCAGTGCAATATTTAGTATATTGGTCTATAAATAAAGATAAACGGTCCTCATGTTTGTATCCTTTAGGGGAATATCTATCATCATTACTAAATTCTTCTTCTTCTAAGGTTGTCTCAATTGCACTTTCTATATTTTTAGAGGTAATGAATGCTGGATCTGTTGTGTCTAATTGTGAATAATGATTTAAATCTGCAATAGAAATATTTTTAATTTTATTTCCATAGTTTTTCTGATTATAAACTATTAACCAACGTTTTACTATAGTACCAAAATATGAATAAGCTTTAGCCCCATTATCAGGGTTAAATAAATGTATTTTTGAAAGTAAAAAAGTAATTATTTCATGTTGTAAATCTTCTAAATTTTCAACACCATCCGTATAATAAAACTTAAAGGTATGAATTATATTTTCAGTAAGTTTATAAAATGGCCAGTGAATAAATTCTGCATAAATTTCACTCCGTTTATGGGGATCAGAAGAGCGATTGTATCTAACAATCGCTTCCTCTGTTATTTTTGAAAAATAAACTCTTTTTTGTTTTTGGCTTTTGTGTTTCCTGATTATAGAATCCATAGTAATTTTAAAGTTTTTTCATATTGAAATCATTTAAAATATTTTGGATTTGTTTAATTTCTTCAAAAAAGAAACCTACCTCATCATCACTTTTAAACGTACCCTTAGCATCAATTTTTTTAAGTCTTTTATCGGAGATATCAATTACTTTAGAAATTTTATCTAAATATAAAAGATAATTAAGTACAATATCTTCTGCGGTTTCGGTTTTCTTTAAAAGATTAAAGGTCGTAAATCCTAAAATTACGACCATAATCGAAAGTATTATAATAGCTGTTATCATAAATTATCTAACATGTTTTTTAAACCCTCACTTTTAATAGAACCTAAGGCTTTATTTTTTATTGTAGAGGTTGGTCTTTTATTATCCCCTAATGTAAAATTATTCTTACTAGCATCCACGTTATTTTTAAATTTAGGTAACCATTCAATTTCAAACTCAATTCTAGCAGCCATCATATCGGCCTGGTGTAGAATAAATGGTAAAGATGTGCGAGGTTTTTGTTCGGGCATATAACCTTTTAAATATTTATCATTTGCTGAGTCGTACAAACCATCATGTGTTTGGATTGCTATCATTTCATTAAAGGTATATTTTATATCATTATCTTGGAGTAAAAATAATCCTCTATCTGGGACAGCTGAGAATGCCAATTGTTTATTAAACATATAATCTTCACCTAACTTATCTCTTCTCCATTTATCGGTCTGAGGTATGTATGCTTCATAATTATCATCACCCATCTTACCTAAATCATGATTTATAGCTGAGAATACTAATTCTTCAGTGGTAAATGTAGTCATATCACAACCAAAACCTTCCCAAACAGCAGACATTGCCAAAGCAGCATTAACTACTCTATTAACATGATCTACGTAACCACCAGGAAAGGCAGAATGGTATTCTTTTTTATGAGCAGCAGGCATAAGCATAATACGCTCCGCATATTTTTCATAAAATTTAGTTAATTGTTCTTTACGAGGGGATGAAATATAAGTATCGATGTTACTCATAAATTCTACCCAATTCATTTGGATTTTCTCTGCTGTTAGATTCATAACTTTTATTTTAATCTTAACCGTTTCTAAGGGGAGATGAGTCTCTTTCAATTATGGCTTTTAAATCTTCCACAACTTCATTTAATCCATTAATTTCTTCCATAAATTGTTCTTTTGTAGATTGCCTCGACATTAGAAATTTTAGGGTTTTTATTTTTCCCTCGATTTGCATGAACCTTTTGTCCACTAATTCTTTATTTCTCATAATTATCATTTTATATAGTTATCAATATACGACCCACTTCCCACTATTCCTACCTATCCTTTACACCCCATTAACCCTAATTTTCCTCCCTATTTTCCCTTTCTTAAAATCCCTGTATTTCCAAGGTACCCGGAAAACCTCTGGTATCCAAGCTTAAATTATAAATTCTTTAGATTTTTTTAAAAGTTTAAGTAAGTGGGCACATTTTTCATATTCTTCTAACTCCTGGAAATATGAAATCCCTAATTCTAAAGAAGTATCTAAATATTCATCTGAGTACTGTTCTATGGCTTCAACATGCCAATTATCTTTAATATTGACTTTATTAACATAAAACCATGCCCTATTATAAACAACAAACTCCCCAGCCTCCTTCATATCATCAATATCTAAATCTGAATTTGCTTCTTTAAAGAATTTAATAACTTTTTTATTGAAATTTATGTGGTTAAGAATTAATTTTTTATACATCCCTAACCAGTATATTGGGGAATTTTTAAAATCAATGTAAGTAGATTTACTATCCACTTCTCTGGCACCGTCTTCAGGGAATAAATTAAATAAATTATCTACATCAATCATTTTATTATACATATTTAATATTCATCCTTGGGTGGGCCTCCTTTAATTCTATAAAGGGCATATTCCCATTTATCATGCATGGGTTTGTGGAGATGTTTTTTCTGAAGTTTCATTTTTTCTAATTGAGCATCAAATTGATCTTTAACACCCAAATTATTAACTTCATCAAATATCTCGTAAAGTCTATCTTCAGAATAACTCATTTATAAAATATTATTTAGTTCTAATGTTAAATATATAATATAAATGCTAGTAATCCAAACTATTTTATTCTAAATAAACCTAGATCTATTATGTTTGTAACGGCATAAGGTAAACCATCGATGATGTGTATGGTTTTGGATGGGTATGCGTTTTAAACGCATGTAATCGCGCAATAAACCGCGAATATTATGGGTGTTTGTAGAATACTTTAGGAAAGTTTTTATGAAAGTGAGTGGACCTTGAAGGACTCGAACCTTCGACCTACGCATTATGAGTGCGGTGCTCTAACCAACTGAGCTAAAAGTCCTATGCGGAAGATGTAGGATTCGAACCTACGGTACCTTGCGGTACGCTAGTTTTCAAGACTAGTGCATTCGACCACTCTGCCAATCTTCCAATACTCGTGAACCCAATAGGAGTCGAACCTATAACCGTCGCCTTAGAAGGGCGATGCTCTATCCAATTGAGCTATGAGTCCATAAAAAGAGAGGTTTCGGGTCTTTCGGGGTTACTACAATATAGAGGTTAACCCTTACCTTTTTCTATATTATTATAGCTTCACTACCTCTCTTTAGTACTACTGGCGGGAATCGAACCCGCACGAACATTACTGCTCAAGGGATTTTAAGTCCCTCGTGTCTACCAATTCCACCACAGTAGCAGATTAAGGGGGCTTCACCTGTATAGCGCGCTTAAAGCTTCAAGGTCCCAACCTAAGCAATCCGTCGATTGTCTTCTTAGGATATTACGTTTTACTCCCCCTATTAGAGTTAATCGATTTTAGAAAGTTGTTTTTCAATATCATCAATATCCATTTGGAGTTGAGCAAATTCATCAACTATACTATGTGCATTTGGGTTATTTGGATGGTACTTCCAAACCTTTTCTTGTAACCCCATTAAAAATGATAACTCATTAATTAATTCTACTTTTAATTCTCTATTTTCAGCCATAACTTATTATTTATTTGTGTGTAATATACGAAATTATTTTTAAATATCCCAATCTTCCATAGCTATCTGCAAAGCAAGTAAGGGTGAAGATTTTGGGTATCCTTTTATTTCTTTTAATGCTGTATAGATAACTTCTACTAACAACCCATGATCTTCAGCTCGTGTTATACATTCTACAATATCAAGCATCTCTGTGCTTTTTGCTTTTTCTAAAAAATGTTCTTTTACTGGGTTCATATGTTTATTAATTAAGTGAAAATGTGTGTTTACCGTGATCTATCGTGTATAATTCACCATCATAATCATCGAGCATATCCTCCAGCGCTTGATTATAACCACGCATATATACACGTTCTTCATCGGAGTATTCTCGGGAAGGCATCAACATTTCTAGTCGATTATCTTCAATAGTTGCTAATAAAGTTTCTTTAAATGTCATTCTTCTAAACTATGGATTAATGATTTAATAGTACCTTGTAGAAATCCTACAATTTGAGCTCGTGGTTTATCTTCACCCCACATTTTTTCTGATTCATCTAAATTCTTTTGAAGATAATTGATGATAAATTGTTTTTCTTTTTTATTCATAACTTTTATTTTAAATTATCCC